TATCTGTTCCCATATTGCAAACCTAATGCAGGATTGTTTAGGTTGTTGCAGTGTTGAAAACAAAAAAGTTATTAACACTTGTCGGAGGTATGCTCCTAATGCTTATTTTTTACAACTTAGTTAGTTAACTTACTTAACTAATCAACTAATAATTAACTTAACTAGTTAGTAAATCTATAACTTGACTAAAATTAAAAATAAAAGAAAATTTGCGTTTAGACGCATTTTATTAGTCAAGGTATATCAATGTACCAATTTTGGTAGAAAGTGCGTTAGAACGCAAATAAAGCACCTCTATCGCCTTAATAACACTATTAGCAGCATACCAACTGCAAACAGCATCAGGTACTTTTCGTAATTGCGGCTTTTAGGAGCCGTTACAGAGGTCTTTATGTATTTAGTCACCTGTACGGTGTCGGGTAGGCAAGTCGCTTTAACACGCACCGTATCAAAGTTCCTAACAATTTTTAGGCGTATGTTATCCTTTTGGACAACTACCGTATCAATATCTTTTAGCGTAAGCGTGTCCCAAAGGTTTCGCTCTTTGGTTACAATAGTGGTATCAAACTTCGTTTGCCAGACGTTTGCTCCTTTCTTTACGGCTTGGCGCAAATGCCATTCAGCGGAACAACTACCCAGAGCAAGACTCACAATCAGGATTATCAATAGAGCAAGCAGGGGGTGCGGGTACGTCTTCGAGTTCATTAAGCCAGCTTTCAAAATTGGATATATTTGGTTTTCCCATTTTTCTTTATTGCTTTTAATACTTCTCCTTTGTTGTTATTAACGTCGTAGCTTACGTGAATCCACGTTGGTTGGCTATCTGTACCAAACTCCCAGATGAGTTGCTTAAAATGCGTCTGCTTGCGTATAAACGCAAATACAGAAGCCATATCCTCGCATTGAATGTCTGCCGCCTTTCCTTTTAGGTGGTCGCTTGTTGCTGAACCACCAACAGCCGCATTAACCTTCTCGGATCGGTAGCCGCTTGTAATTTCAATAGGCCCAAACTTGTCTCTTGCTGGTTGCAGGACGTATTGTACCAAGTATTTCAAATTGGTTATCGCCTCTTGGTTTGGCTTGTTCGGTAAACCAGTTGAGGTCTCGGTGAACTCGCTCAAACTGAAATTTTCAGATAGCTTCATTTTTGATAAATTTTATGCAGTAACTCTAACTGGTTCCGAGTTAACGTGTCTTATATGGCACCTTTTGGTAGTAAATTATCCCCTGTACGGTACTTTATCTTCCCTGCCCTCGATACTTCTTACTCGTCACCCCTTTGTTCGGGCTTTTGGTGTGTCTTCCGAGTTTTGGTTTTGCCTTTTTCTTGGCTTGTTGCTCCTTCGCCATCACGTGTCATTATTAATGCAAATCCACCCATCAGGAACGCACTAAACTCCGTTAGAGACGCTTTCTCGTACCAAACGAGAATACCTCCGAACGAAATTAAGATAAGCCCTATAACGGTTGTCTTTGGGTTTCTAAAAATTCTATCTATCATTCTTAATGTCACGGCTCCACCGCCACAAGGTGTAAATGAACGATGTTAGCATTACTATCATTCCTGCAATCTGGTGTACCTCGGCAATCGTTAGACCTCCAACGGCCAAAGACCAACTCGTTGCTACTGCGCTTGTACTATCGTGCTTCATTCCTCAATCGGGGCTGGGGGTTGGCAATAGGCGGCATCTGGGTTGGCAGCGCAGTATTCTTGGGCGTAAACTTCTTCCCATCCTGCAAAGATGTGAATGCCACAAGGCGCAGGCCACACCACCGAATCAGCATAAGCGGCAAGAGGTTCGTTTTGCCAAAGGATGTCAACGGCATAGTTGGGATTCTCGCTTACACAGACCTGCTCTCCTGCCTCGTTTGTTTCCCATTGGGTGCAGATATGCCCCAACTCTACAACGGCCACTACAAGCTCCGTATTCCACGTGGTCTCGGTGATGCCATCTAACGAGATGGTTGTTGTTTCTATTTCTGCTTTGGCTGTTGCCCAGTCAGCAAACTCGTATTTGTTGAATGTCATAGTAAGTAAATAAATAATCCGCCTAATAGTGTTGCAATCAAATCCTTGTAGTCAAATCCTCCGTATCTTATTTCGTCTATTAATTCCTTGCCTGCTGCTGCGACAAGAACGACCAGCATACTACCCGAAATAAGATAAAGCACCGCACCACCTACGAAGTGCAGTACCTTATCAAATGAAGTCCAAGAACTCATAACGTGGTCAACTCTGCCAGTTGGGCGTTAGTTAGACGGGTCTTAAATATTAGGGCTTGGTTTACCGAAATAGCTTCGGGGGTTGTAGAGGTTCCAGCTGTTCCAAAATATACAGCACTTAAGGAGGGAATTGAGCCCGAGGTGTCAGTACCAGCCAAAACCCCGTCAAAATAAACCTTAAAGTCATTGGCAATATAACTCAAAGATGCCTTGTGCTTTCCCGCTGAAATACTACCTAAATTAAGTGTAACCTGATTTACAGACCCGACCCAAACTACCAGGTAGAGGTTTGTCTGAAACACTGTAAAATAAATTGCATCTGTAAAAGCTCCCGCACCAACGTATAAGGGTATTGCCTCTACGCTGGCCGTAGCTCCGATATTACCTAAATAATTAAAGTCAACAAACAAAGTCCCCTCCGTCTGCCCAATTAGCGAGCTAATGCCCGTCTTTGAGGCAGTATCGGCCACACGGGTAACACTTGCGGCAGTCGTTGGAATGTAAGAGGTGGCGTAGGCTCCTGCTTCGCATTGTGCGCCCCAAAACAAAAATCCACTCGTTCCGTTGCCTGCGTAAGATTCAGCATTCCTGCCGTAAATAGCAACAAAGGAAGTCGTAGATGTATCGTATACGGTGCATCTGTACCAGCCATTTCCAACGCTTGTAATACTGGAGCTTGTTACGTTTGAAGTTGTAACAGTTCCGCTACTTAAATCAAATAATGCTCTTTTTGAAAAGTCATTTAACCACATTGAAAATACATTTTCCCCAGCGGCTTTGGCGTAAATAGAAAATGTATAAGTCCCAGATGCTACGCTTTGATAAATTAGGTGTGCCGCATTATTGGTGTTTGCGATAAACTTATCCGCATTAGTATATCCGTCTGGACTTACCGCATCATTAGCGGTTATGTTTGTTTCTAATTTAGTCCAAGCAGCGTTATTCAGCTGCTCGGAGTATGGTACAATGTTAGTCCGCTGCGGTTCCAGCAACAGGCGAGGACAAGTACTACCTAAATAGTCAAGACGGGGTACGTTGCTCACTGGCCCAACACTTACGGCTGCGGTGGTGGTGGGTATGTAGGCTGTTGCGATGTCGCCTGCTTCAATTTGCGTGCCGTAAACGTAAACATTCGTACCAGCGTTTGCAGCAACTCCAAAAGCGTAGTTTACAAAATAAACGTAACCGCTTGATGTGCTATTTGATGGGGTGAACGTAAAAGAAAAACGATACCATCCATTACCCAAACTAACGTATGGTGCGGTACTACTTCCGATTGTTGCTAAATCAATGGTTCCGCTCGTGTAAATAGTAGTGCCATCGTAAGCAAGGATTCGGAAGGTAGTAGTAATAGACCCAGCTTTGAAGTAAGCGGATGCCGTGTATGGAACTCCAGCGGTAAATGCCTGCGATGCCGAAGTAGCAATCGTTTTTTCTACTGGGCCACTTGGGTCAGTTACCGTGAGAAGGTCGGCCGTAGTTGCACCATTCACAGGGTTGGCGATAGCATTAGCCGTGACGCTTACGTTAATCTTACTCCAGTAGGCATTTTCAAGCGTTTCACTTTGCAGCACTTGATTCGTCCGCACCTTCTCAATAAGGCCGTTGCTGGCCACACGGGTAGCACCCGAAGCACGGGTAAAAGTCAAATCGCCCGACCCATCGGTAGGCTTCTCTGCGTAAATCTTGCTTGTCTTGTATCCGCTTGGTATAACAACAAGCGAAGCATCTTCGTAAAAACTACTCATCAGTTAAAGTTTAATTCGTCTATTGCACTCTCCAAACACTCAAAGCCCTCAACTCTACCGCTATCCGCAAGGACACGAATCTCGTATGCCTCGGCATAGGTGTAGGCATTGTTAAAGCACGCAGGCACGCCATCGAAGCCCAAGCTGCGGGTATTGTAGTCCTCGTCTCCCCATTCAGTCGAGCAATATACTTGCCCCCATCCGATATTATTTGCCATCTTTGCTTAAGTAACTGCGTAGTTTATTTATATTCTCTTGCTTGGGTTTATAGCACCCACGAAGACGCTCGGTTGTCTCGGTCTGGGTAGATGTCCTCGTTGACGTTTTCATTGTATTCGGGAAATTCGGTTGAATGGAAGGCCATATAGTCGATAAAGCGTTGTGCGTAGTATTGTGCAATCGTTCGCTCCTTCTCAACTAAATAGTCGATTTCAATTTTTTCTGCGTTTGTTGAGTTCTCGCTAATATGCTTAAATACGCCTCCGTTGGCAACGGTGTACGCTGCGAAGGGCAGGTACTCCGTCATTGCGAAGTGAATAAGCATCGGCTGTATGTAGTCCACCACCAACGCCAAGTAGTCGCCTGCCAAGGTGTCGTTTAAGATGTCATTGGAAATACGCTCATAGAGTTTCGTTCCAGTGTAGTTCTGGACGTGAATCTGCTGGGCAATCTTAATGAATTGCAGAAACTTGTCCGTATCTACGTTGCCCGAAATTGCCGTATTTCGTACAATATCTTCTCGTTTGATAAAAAGCGCAGTTGGCATTACTTTTTAGATTTTGGAAGGAAACCTTCGTTTGGCATATCGACAGGGCGGGTAGCAACCTTCTTGTCGTTCTTTGGTAGGTCGACTCCTGCTTTACGGGCTTGGTTAACCGAAATGTCAGCATTCGGGTTTTTAGCGTCTGGCGTTACGCCTTCGGCCTTTGCCAAGTAGGTCTTACGCATCCAGAAGTGGTGGCAACGTGCGCCTCCTTTGTATAACCAGATGTCATAGGTCGGTGAACCATTTGGCCCGAATCCTACTCCGTTCTTGGAAACGTCGTTTACGACTTGTCTACCCATCCGCTCAATGTCCTCCTTGCGATAGACCTTATTTTTCTTTACCATTAGCTTACAAAACTCACGGCTATTAGTCTTGGTTGTTGCGGGGGCGTAGGAGTAACGAATTTTATACTTTCGTCCGTCTTTACTTACTCCATCTTGCTCGCTTTTAGCGTTTGGGAATGCGTCTCCTGTTTTGGCAAGTTTTAGAAGTGAATCTAAATACGCCTCTTGCTCATAGTCAACAGGACGCTCGTCCACCAAATCCCAATTCTCCAAGTCCTCGTCCTCGCCAAATTCAGCAAGGCGGTCGAATATCTCCTGCAGTTGGGCATCGGTAGCGTCAGCGGACAACTCAACTCCAGTAGATTCCTCTACCACGTCAGACGGAGCAACAATTTCCTCCTTAAACTCCAACGGCTGCAAGGTCTTGAAATAGATATTTAGAGACGCTTGGTTAAACGAAAGCACCTGCTCGATAGCATCCAAGATAATTTCCTGCAAAGGACGGATAACGATGTTATCAAACAGAATAGAGGCGGTTTTAAGCTCGTCTGCGTTGTTGCCTAACCCTGACTGGTCTTTGATACCTAAAAGCATCGGAGAAGTCACCCTATGGCCTACCATAATCTTTTGGGTGCATTCCGTAGACAGGAACTGGTATTGGTCGCTTGCGTCAGACAGTTGTACGGGTTCGATTGTTGCTGCGAGTTCCTTGTTGTCGTTAAACGCCAAAATAAACCGACCAGCATTCGAGCTACCAGAAAACTTGTCTGCAATCCTGCGCTCGATTAG